TACCGGCTACCGAGTCGCATACCAAAGCATACGTTCCCGATCGGACGATCGATGTCCCGATCGTCGGCGTGGCGTTGTTGATTGTTCCATCGAACTGGGAACCAATGCTGAGGCTGATGAGGCCGTTGCCCTCGAATCCGTTGGTCAACAGTCGAGCCATCTACGGGACGGTGATCGTGACCCGTAGGTGTCCGCTCGTCGGGAAGATCGTCAGCTCCCAATCGGAGGCGGGGCCACCCGGGATCAGGCACTCGGAATGTGCCGTGCTTCGGACCCCCTGACAGTAGACGAGGCCGGTCGTGAGATCGCGGACGTCCCAGTAATACGTCGCCTTCGTGGGCTTCTCGGCATCCACCTGGACGAGCAGGTCTCCGCCGCTCGTCGTCCAGTTGACCGAACACGATCGGGTCGGGCGAGCTTCGCAGACGAACGAGGAAGCCGATACGGCCTGAGCCGACAAGAGCAGGGCTAAGGCGCCTGCCAACAGGGCCGCGACGAGGCGGCGCATCACAGGGTCAGGGCGAAGATGCCCGAGGTGTGCCAGATAATGGTAAACGTCCCGTCGGTGACGCTGTTCGTCCCGCCGAAGTAGTTGTAGCAGACGCCCTGATCGGCCACCGGGGCGGCGATCGTGTCGTCGTAGACAAGGCAGCCGTAGACGTTCGCCAGGGTGGCCGAGCTCCCGCCCGAGGGCGTGTCGGTCGCGTCGAAGGTGTAGACGTTCGAGCTGAAGCCCGACGACACGCCGGTCAGCGGTTCACCACCCGCGTCCCATTCGGTCCCATCGGAGACCTCGTTGCCGGCCGATGCCCATTGGCCCGCGTTGTAGGCGGTCGACGCCGACGCGACGGTCTGGGACGGGGTGATGTCGTTGTCGTAGAGCGCGGCCTTAAACGTATCGGCGTTCAGGTCCATCGCGGTCGTGTTGTTCATCACGTCGGTGACGAACGCCGAGAAGATCTTGCTGTTGCTCCAGGCCATCAGCCCTCGAGCTCCTTTCGTGCTGCGGTGGCCTGCGCCAGCGCGTCTTTGGCGCCCTTCAGGTGGGCACGTTGCCGGGTTTTCTTCTCCTTCGGGGCTTCCTCGAGGTGTTCGGTGGCCCGATCGACGGCCGCCTCGGCGGCGGCGACCGCCGCGTCGGCCTGTTTCATCCGTAGGCCGTGGAGTTTCCGCTGGTCGGTGGGTTCGGCGTGGTTGACCACGATGACTGCGGGCGTGCTGGCCTTGCCGGCCCCGGAGCTATTCGCCATTGCCAGTCGCCGTTGGCGCGAATACGGTCACGTCCTGCCCGTCCTCTCGTTCGGTCACGACGGCCATGATCGGCCGCCCTTCGTGGACTTGAACCAGATCGCCGCCGATGTAGTCCTCCCGCTCCACGGTGCGGACATCGGCCTTGATCCCGGCCGGAACCATCGGGGCCAGGAGGCCAGCGTGGCCCTTGCACCGATGCAGGACCGGCTTGGTCGCCGGAGTGCTCATCTCGACCGTGCAGTTGGGGCAGACCAGGTGGCGGTTCAGGGCGAGCAGGGTCACGCCGCGACCTCCTCGACGCCGATGATCTTGCCGTTCTCGTCGCGGATGACGCGCTTCACCTTCGGGGCGGCTAGAGCCGCCTTGAGGTCGCGGACGGCTTCGACGAACGAGTCGGTATGCACCGTGACCTCGGGCGCGGGCGGGGCTTCGACGGTGATCTGAGCGGGCTCAGGCTGTTCGATGTTGACGATCGGGGTCGGGGCCAGCGCCCGGATGGCGAGCACCATCCCGTCGACGAACTGCTCGGGCGTCGGCGCGCCGACCGTCCGCGTCTCGACATTGACCGTCTTACACCGCGAGCAGATGAACTCGTAGGGCGGGGTCGCCGACTTCGCCCAGAGCTTGCCGCAGTGGAAGCACCGGACATCCGCGGCGGTCCTGACCTCGTAGGGCAACGAGGCCGGAACCGCCTGCGGCGGGGAGAGTGGGACGGGTGCGGTCTCCACGTTCCCCGGATCCAATCCTTCGCTCTGACGCGCTTCCTCGGTCGTCATCACACCGATCGGGACGAGTTTCTCGTATACCTCGGCCCGCGTCTTCACATCGGCGCGGAGCAGGCCGTCCAGGTTGAACCGGGCGACCGTCTGGCGGGTCAGGAGGTCGCTCATGGCCTGCTCGATGGGCTCGAGGTAGTTCGGGGCCAGCGTCGAGCGGACGAACTGGACCCAGACCTCGTTGACGTTCTGGTAGGTCAGCGAGGATCCGGGGCGAGCGTATTCAAGGAGCGAGCCGGGGATCCCGAACATGCGGGCCGCTTCGCCGTCCTGGTGCATCCGCTGCTCGGTGAGCTGCGCGGATTCGGGGTTGATGTCGAAGCGTTCCACCGACTCGATGCCGGGGTCGATGACGCGAGGCATGTTGTCCGGCGTCTCGGCCCACTGCTGCTTCAGGTCAGCCGCTTCCTCGGGTGACAAGGTGAGCGCCGACTTGATGACCGCGCTCGGGGTGCCCCGCTCGAAGAAGTTGGCGGCCCACTCCTGCGCTTCGACCGATACCGAGACGGCCGCTCCGCAGACCTGGAGCGGGCCGGCCCCGCGCAGGGCGCCCGGTTCTTTGGTGAGGACGATGTGCACGAAGTCGTCGTTGGGAATGATCTCGTCCCGCCAGCGGATGATCGGGCGCAGCCGATCGCGCTGGTTCTCCTCGATGACGAGCTCCTGAGGTGGGATCGGGTACAGGCTGATCGGGACGCCGTCGATGTCCCGCTTGCTGATCCACCAGCCGGCTTCGCCTCGAGAGGCCATCGAATACGCCGTGTCGCGGTAGAACTCCCGAGGCGTCGAGAACGGGTTGGGCCGGATGACGATGCGCGGCGTTTCCTCGAACGAGAGCCGGACGCCCTGACGGAACGCTTCCTGGGAGAGCGACCCGACGGTGTTCGAGATCAGGGTGACGGCCCGGAAGATCGACGGGACGCCGAGCGCCTCCTTGATGGAGACGGTGCGCCACGGGTTCAGACCGCCGCGGAGTGCCTGAAGCTGGTAGCCCAGAGGCGGGAACTCTGTCCACGGCGACGAACGGGTCTCGACCGGCTCAGGGACCGTCAGCCGAGCGAGTGTGTCAAGTATGCCCACTCAATACACTCTAGGCGCGCCCGGTGGAGGGCCGGAGGCCAACCACGAAGCGCGGATCATCGCAAGAATACTCGTCGCGGGGTGGGTGTCGTCAACTAAAACGGCTGACCACGCGCCACTTTCGTGACCCTTGCGAGCGACCCATCCGAGGTCCGAGGTGACCGATGCGGGGCCGCGCCACTTCAGGAACCCGGTTTCGACGAGGCGGGCGAAGTTCACCGAGGCGTTGGCGAAGTCCTTGCCGTCGAGCGCCTTCGGGTTGCGAAGGTAGCGAGCGAGCTGCTGGTCGGTCCAGGATGCGAAGGCCACGCCAGCCACGCCGGCCCGGATCTGGCGTTCCTTGAGGGCTTCCCCGAGTTTGTCGACGTCCAAGTCGCCGGCGATGTCCTCGACCAGATCGACCGCCACCACGCCGTCGGGCTGCTGCCATGCCAGGGCGACCGAGGCCCGGGTGGCGTCCGGCGAGACGCTGATCCCCATGAAGGGCCGCGTACCGGGAAGAAGATCGTCAGTGACGGCGCTGTCCCACGACGCCTCGCTGACGATCCTCGCCCGCATTGTACGGACCCAGCGGCACAGATGTTCGGTCTCGAAGGCGGTTGGCTTCGACGAGCGGAACAGGTCGTGGAGGGTGTCGAGCTGGATCGTGATGCCGAGGGCCGGGTTGGCCTGCTTCCAGCCCACCAGGTCGTCGATCGCCCGGTCGGGATCGGCCGACCACTCGAGGTACGCCAGCGACTCGTCCGAGTCGGCCCGCTTCTTGAGGTCGTTGAGGACGACCGAGGTGATGTCGCCGGCGTTGGACAGGTAGACGGTCTGCGGGTTGCGGCTGGCGGTGATCGTCGGCTTGATCGCCTGCATGAGCTCGAAGTTGTGCTGCTCGCGCACTTCGTCGAGGATGATCAGGTCGACGCCGTAGCCACGCACGCCCGGACGCGGGGCGACCAGCGAGTACGAGCCGCCGTTCGCCATCTTGATCGTCTCCTGCCCGTTGGCCTGCCGGATGTCGATCACGTCCGGGTCGTCGGCCAGGAACGCGGCTTCCTGGAGGAACGTCTCACGGGGCAGGGTCCGGTTCTGGGCAGTGTGGAGAATCTTGTGGCCCATCCTGAGCCGCTGGAGGATGAGCGGCGTCAGGAGCGTGGTCTTCCCGTTCTGGCGGGCGACGACGATCGAGACCTCGCGGTACTTCCAGCGGTCGTCGTTGGTCGCGTTCAGGTAGCGCCCGGACAAGTCCTGCCAGGGCATGAGCTCGATGCCCAGGTCAGCCGCGGCGGCTCGGAACTCCTTGATGAGCGAGCGGGCGGGAACCGGTGGCGCGACCCGAGGCGGTGTGCCGCGTTTCGTCGGTTTCTTCGCCTTTGCCGGGTTGACGGCCACCCTACACCTGTCCCATCATGTGACGCATGACCTACCAGCGAATCTTCGAGGTCGAGCGGGAACGCCTACTGCGCGAAGCCCTCGCCCGTGTGAGCGTAGCGCAAGTGGCCCGTGAGTTCGGTGTATCGCGGTCGACCATCTATCGGTGGATGGAGCGTTATGGCATCCGTCGAGAGTCAGTTGTCCTTTGACCACTGACACTCAGCGCGCCAAATGGCGCGAGAAGTCGCGACGCCAGTACGCTCGCAGTCGTCAAAAGATCGGGCGGTCAGTTATGCGCCCAGTTGCATGCATCGACTGCCAGACGTCCATCGAGCAGCCATCTGGAGGACGGCGACTGCGCTGTCAGGAGTGCGCCAGAGAAAAGAGCCGGTTCGATAATCGCATGAGCCACCGGAGACCTGGCTATTCAGGGGTGACGGTTTGCCAGCGATGCGGGACTGGGATCAACACTGGTTCCAATGGTCAACGTCGATACTGCTTCGCCTGTCGACGAGAAGCCTCTAGGGAAAGCCGCCGAGCCTACCAGCATCGAAACTACGTCTGTCGCGTTAGTTATCAGGACTGCTCGGCGTGCGGGCAACTATTCACAGCACACCACAAGGCTAGATTCTGCAGACGAGAGGAGTGTGTATCCGCACGGAATCGCGAGCAGAGCCGGAGGCGGTACTACGCCAACCCGGCCTATCGACTCTATGCGAGAGCCTACATGCGACGCCGCTACTGGTTGATTGACAACACGCCAGAGGCGAAGGAACTCGCTGAGACCTACGTTCAGCTCAGGAAGGAACTCGGATATGGCCGCTACAACGACTAGCCCGAAGGAACTGCCGAACATCAGCGAGATTCAGGCGACTCTTTGGGAACAAGTGCAAGGACTCCGCCAGGGCAAGACGACGCCGGCGAACGCCAATGCCGTCAGCAATGCCATTGGCAAGATGTTCACCGGCGTCAAGCTTCAGATGGAATATTACCGCCTGACGGGCGCGACGCCCGAGATTCCGTTCCTGTTGACGAAGCCCGAGTAACTCCGCGGGTTCCGCCGACTGGCCGCCGTTAGCGGCCTTTTTTGCTGCCCTTCCGCCAGTCCGCGTCGCGCAACGACTCCCATCGGCTTCGGGGAGGGGTATTCTGAAG